TTTCTTATACTCATCAGACTCCCTAGCCTTAGCGTCAATCCAATGATCAGGGATTGTGTCTTCACTATACCATCTGAAGTCATGTGCTTCAGCCCACTCAGCGTGAGATCTTTTAGTACCGTCCTTGCGTCTCTTAGCTCCGGGCATAGGAGCAGCAGGGTTGGCAAAAAGAAACACCAGTTCAATATCTTCCGGTAGAATCTTTTGAACCCAGATGTACTTGTTGTACTCTGCGAAGTCCCAGAACCTACCCTTAGACTCAAGTAATATCTTCTTGCCGTCTACTTCCCTAACAAAGTCAGGCTCGTACTTATGTTCAATAACATAGGGTACTTTATCAACATGATGTTCCCAATCCTTTAGAATTGATTCATGTAAGACAGCCTCCCAGATAGAGTCATACTTACTACCGTCTGCCTTTAAGTACTTCTTAGGGCGAGGTACTCTAGCCTTACGCCAGCCGCTTTTAACCTTAGCTTTGATGAGCTACTGCCTTTTCTAAGTCCTGCATAGTGATTTCTTCTATAACATTACCAAGCTTTGCAAGCTTTTTGATTTGTTTTCTTACCCACTTAGGGCTATAGAAACTTAATCTCAGGGTTCTGTTGTTGTAGAAGTACTCTGAAGGTGGTAAGTACTGATAGATATTACTTGTATCTATCTGAGACTGTTCCTCTTCAGAGATTAAAGTTCTTAGCCACGCAAGTAATACTACTTCCGTCTGTCTGCTAATTCTTTTACAGATCTTGGGGTTCATTTTAATTCCTCTACTCTAGGTTCAGATACAACTTTAGTAAAATACTTCAGACCATTTGAGTACTTGAATACCCTAAGCCCATCACCATTATTAGAATCTGACCAGCAATCATTCTTGAAGGGGCAGTAGTTACATCCTGTAGCTATACGCATATTACCACTCTTACCTTCGGGTATATCAGTATAGCAACGAGATGGTGGTTTGTCAAGAGTTAAGATTTCTTTTAGTTCTACTATTCTTGTACTGATATTAGGTTTAGATAATGATCCGGGCCTGAGTAACGCAAGCTCACCTGACTCTTTGTTGATAGCTAAGAACCCACCGTCAGACGTTCCCTCAGCCGCCTCATAGCCTGCAAGCTGGGCCATGTACCCAAAGGGATCATCAACAGCTAACGTCCCTTCTGAGAACTTTCTGAAGGCATAATTAGATGCCGTCTTAACATCAACTACCTCACCATTTATCTTACAGTCCATGTGACCTTTGATGCCGTCCACTACGACTTCTTTTTGCTCATCTGTTACTTCATGGCCTGCAAGTTTCACAAGAAGTAGCAACACTTCTTCTAACAAATGCCCATAAAGAAATTTAATATGAGTGTGTGGCTGCATGTGTGAGGGTGCGTCAAGATCCCTGCGAGACTCATACCATAACTGCCGTGCAGGTTTACCTATGTTACTCATACGCAGCCCTGTAGACTGCTTGTGAGGCTGTGACCAGTGGACTATGGCTGCTTTCATCCGTTCACCAAAGTCAGCAATCATATCATCTGATATATCTAGGGCTTCACCTTGTGATAAAGCGTCTAGCTTCTCATATATATCAGGTACTAAATTTTCTAGGTCTTTAGAAGAGTTCAAGTTGTCCTCCCTCCGGTTTAAAATGTTTATCTAGTAGGTTTTTGGCAACAGCGGTAGAGCAGACAAACCACTCTCCTCTACGTTCATGTTTTTCTCCTAAAAGTTTGTGTGCTTCTGCTTCTGCCTTCCTCCTGTCAGCAACAGAGTAAGATGCGTGTACTTTGTAGTTTCTATAGGGTGATCCTGTTTGATATTGTTTAAGTCTATCTCCAGAATCAACAGCCATCCCTACCTTTATCCAGCTTGGGAAAGAAGGGTTATATATTATATATACCTCACCCTCTAAACTACGTTCATAATTCTCTAGGGAACTAAAGGCTGCGTCAGTAAACCCCTTGTAGTTACCGGGCTTATGTAGAGGGTGCGAGAGTGGAATGTATTTACCATCAACACGCATCGCCTTGTTTAGTTTTTTACGTAAGGTACTTGCTCTTTCACGTACACGGAGGTTACTGCTGGGTCTATCTTCAGGGTAATAATACCACCACTCCCCGTCAACAAACTTATATCTTTCAGGGTTGCTCACAGCAATACCCATAGGATTTTCAGGTATCTCAGTGTGTTTCTGACCAGTTGATTCCGACATTATATTCTCCATCTAAGGGGCATTTAAGATCCAATACTTTACCAGCTTCAATGATAGCATCAACGCCATGCTTACCTACTACATCTGCTTGATCTTCGGCAACCTCTAATTGCCATTCATCATGTACATTGCATACAAACTTAGCGTCTAGTCCTGTAAGCTTATCATCAAACATAACTAGTGCCTGCTTCATTACAATAGCCCCGGCACCCTGTAACAGCGTGTTCAGTGCTGAATGTTCTGAGCGTACAAAGACTTTGCGTCCATCTAGTCCTTTAAGGAATCCCTTTCCAGACGCTCTCGCAACTCTATCTTTAAGAGCAGAGAATGCTGGGAGATTATCAAAGAAAGATTGTCTAAGTCTTGAGCCAACTGATTTACCTCCTCCAGCCACACTCCCAAGCTTTTCATCTCCTGCTCCGTATAGGAGTGCATATATGAATGTCTTCGCCTGATTTCTTGATTCAAGTCCCGCAAGCTTTTGATTAGTGGTGTGTATGTCTCCGTTAAGGATTTCATTTGTATACTCCTGATCATCCATATAATGTGCAAGCATCCGTAGCTCAAGACCACTAGCATCTATGCCTACAAGTTTATATCCCTTAGGTACAGTCCAGCAAGCGCGACACTCCTTACCATAAGGGGAGCCACTGCTGGGAACCTGAGCCATATTGGGGTTGTTGTGAGTCATACGCCCAGTGATAGTACCATTACTATTTACATAGCCGTGAACTCTACCATCTTCTTTAAGTGCCTTTATCCAAGACTTAATCTGAGCCTCGCGTTTCTGATACATCAAGTAGTCTTTAATAAGCTCTGCCTGAGGGATATCTTTTATCTGAGATAGAGTCTTCTCGTTAACAACAGGTCTGCCATTAACTGTAAACTCTTCGGGCTTCCACCCAAACTCAATTAAGTATTCGCCTATCTGCTTGCGAGAACTAATACTAAAATCAACAATGGTAACTCTAGTAGTGGAGAAAGTAGCAGGCTGAGATAGTATCTCGTGTTCCTCAGTAGTCAGTCTTACACCTGAACCTGACGGAGTATCCCAACAACCCATCTTAGAGACGCTGCCGTTAGCAGTGTTTTTACGGTATATAAGACGCTTATCCATCTTAGGCTTAAACACTTTGGTTACTTCATCTTCTGCGTCTTTCATCTTAGTACGCATCAAAGCAAGCAACATGTCAGCAGCATACTCATCAAAGTAGAAGCCGTTCTTCTCTTGATCTTTTAGTATTCTTGCAGTCTCAGTCTCTAACACAATAGATCTAGGATCAAAGCCTACGCCTTCTCGTTGTAGAGATTTGTAAACCTTTACGTTAACTGCAACGTCACGCTTACAATACTCAAGCATCTGTGGACTATAAGATTCAAACTCTTTGAACTCTATCTTAGACAGCCCTAGCTTACCTCCCCATACCGCAAGGCTGTGACCTCCTTCACGGACAGGATTGAATAGTCTAGATAGTACCAAGGTATCTATAATCCTCTGGCTACCTAGCTTAAAAGATGTGAGTTCTTCTAAAGCTGGTATGTCAAATCCAATAATGTTATGACCTGAAAGTTGTTCAGCACCATTGAGTAGCTGCACACCTTCCTCTATCTCATCCGGGCCATAAGACCACACTTCACCTGTATCTACTTCCTGTGCAACTAGGCACCAGATCTTAGTGTACTCAAGGCCATCAGTTTCTATGTCAAATAATAGTTTCATTCAAATGCCAATGTTGATTCAGGGGATGTATCAAAGTCTATGTCTGAGTCATCTACTTCATTAAGCCTACCAGTATCCTTATCATACTGCAAGTATGTAGCGATACCAACATCACCTGTATATCTAGACTTTAAGATACGCACACGGGTGGTAGAAGCTACGATAGGATCATCAGCCTGTTGATTACGTTCAAGTGTAATCACACAATCAGACAACTGAGCAATAGATTGACTGCCTCTGAGGTGGCTTAGATCAGTCTCTGCACCCTTCTCATGGCCCTTGTTACCATCAATACGTCTGAGGTGGGACACTAGTATAAGACCCGCTCCTGTCTCTTCTGCAAGGCTTCTAAGCCTAGTCATAATAGAGTCTATTGAACGGCGTTCATCACCCTCTAGGGTGGCAGATACCATCATGTGTAGGTGGTCAATCACTACCCACTTACACTCACATCCAACTATCATATAGCGTAGCTTACTAAAGATACCATCAATGTCATTGGAGCCAAAGTGGGCGTGAACCCAAACCCTATCATTGTTATTATTATCTAAGAAGACATCATCAAATAAGATGTCCATCTCTTCCATTGAGTATGTCTCACGTACACTATCAATGTGTAGTTTGGCATTAGCCTCAATAGATAATATCCCATCAACAGTACGTGTCCAATCCTCTTCCAAGGCAACCACGCCTATGTTGTCATCAGTCTCACGTATCAGCCAGTGCTCTAGCTCTCGCGTAACACTAGACTTACCTAAGCCTGTGCCGCCTGCAAGTAGTACCAGCTCACCCTGACGTAGACCTTCTAACTTCTTGTTAAGGCCATCCCAAGGATAGGGGATAGACTTCTTCTTAGGTCTGTTGTGGTACTTGTCTTTGTTCTCACTAACATTGAGTACACCACTGGGCGTGTAGGTCTTAGCATTCCACCAAGAGTTAACGTAAGAGCCGTGCTGGTTGTTACGTAGCATGTCATTGGCATCTTTAAAACCATCAGGCATCACCATTATCTTAGCCTTGTTAGGCTTCAACAACCTAGCAACCTTCTTGGCTGCATCCTGTCCGGGTTTATCAGCATCAAAGCAGATTATAATATTGTCAAACTTCTCAAGAAATTCTATCTGAGATTTGACATCTTTCTCTGCTCCTGCTGCCCCATTCTTTACAGATACAACAGGCCACTTAGAACCTAGCAGTTCGTATGCAGCCATAGCATCGCACTCACCTTCAGTGATGGTCAGGTACTTACCACCCTTATCACCTACAGTCTGCTGTCCAAACAAGCCACACTCTGACATAGGCCCAGCAGCTACAAAGCCTTTGGTGTCTACCATGCGTGTCTTGAATGCCACCTCTTCTGAACCGTTGTAGTACGGATAGAAGTGCCGTGTAGTCTCACCCGTAGGTGATTGTGTAGACCTAACACCATACCTCTTAGCGGTGTTCAGTGTTATTGTTCTATCTTTTAGCGGAAAGAAGTCACCCTCTTTGATAGTGACATTATCTTTTACAAGTCTTGGAGCTACGTCCATCTTACCCTCTGCATAATTAATTATAAAATCCCCGCATGAAAAACACTTTGCTGATCCATCATCATTAACAGCCAAGCATTCCTTGTGGCTGCATGACGGACAGTCTTTGTGTGTCTGTACGAAAGGCATATTATTCTCCATAAAAAGAAGGGGCCTTTACAGCCCCTCTTAGTTTAGTCTACTACTTCAGCTTCTGCTGGAGCTTCTTCTAGTTCAGCGGATAGCTGCCTAGATAGCTGCAACTCAGCGGCCTGTAATGTCACAAGACGGTGGCTTACTTCACCTACCTCCTGTCTTATGTTAATCACATGGCCTAC